TGTTGCCGCGTCCAAGCCGTCAAGCAACGACATAACATACATCGACTTTGTAGCGCGTTCGTCGAGTTCTTCCAATGTCAGATTTGCACCAGAATCCAATGCGCCTGCGTATGCTTCGTTATAGTTCAGCTCTTTGTTGGCAAGGAAATTCCCCAAAGCGGTAACTCCAACACCAACAAAAGCCGAACCGCCTGTTGCCAAAGACGACGCAGTCCCAGCGGCAAACGCGGGTATGCTTCGTTTAATTCCGCGCAAAATCGACGCAGACGCATCGAGGTATTCTGTTTCAGGTAAAGACGAAAGATACGACAGACGCTTATCAATATCAGCAGTTTCCCGCCGCATTGATTCTTTCAACGCGGGGTCGCTTTCTTTATTTGCTTCCGTAATCAGCTTATTCCGACGTTCGTTCAGTTCGTCCTTAATCATCGAACGAGAAAAATCTTTCGATATAGAACGCTCAGCAGGAACATAGGCGTTTTCCAAAACATCGAAATATTTATGCGTGCCGTTCGTAAATGGTGCGTACAGGACGTTCTGGCTCAAAGCGTTAAACGTTTCCGACGGCGATACAACGTTTTCGTTGAAGTTCTTTATGTCCTCTCTGTCGCCAGCCATAAGTTCCGTTGCGGTTGCTTCGTCTTCGTTGTTATAAACATTGCGAATTTCATCTGGACTTAAAGGCATATGGGACTCCTATCGCTTTGACATACTGACCTGAAATGATATAAGGCATCATCTTGTCCACTATATCACTATCATATTTGTCATTCAACTCATTACGAACAGACATAAAGACATCATCCTTTGTTTGGTTTGTCTTTCTGTTAGCTGTCGCCGTCCGTATAATCTCTACAAGGCTATCATAATCGGTCTTTTGTTTTTCGTCTTTAAAAACAGTCCTGCCATACACTTTCGCGGCGGTCTGGTTTATAAGATTTCCGACATCACGCTTGTTCGGCGCAACTACCGACAAAGTCGTTGCCAGCTCCCTGCGAATGTCGGGTTGCAGATAATCATTGCCGTATAATCCTTTCGGGTCGCAGGATTTAACCGCTTTATCAATCAAAGCTTCAACATCGATACCTGCGGGAAGCATTTGTTTTGCTTTATCGTACTGCGCTTTGAGCCGCATATCTTCAAGCAAGAACTTCTGACTTCCGCCAGCGTTTTTAAAAGCGTCGGAGTTTGTAAGACGCGAATAATCAAACGGCTCTCCGTTAAAAATAACAGTCTGACTGAAAATTTCGGCGTTTCCTTTTTGCTTATCAACATTAAACAAAGCGTCGTTTAACCGTTCTTTTTTCTTGCCGCTAAAATCATACCACGGAATATCTTTAAGCTCTTTTTTCCATTTTTCTTCGCTCGCAGTTTGAAGATTGTTCGCTTCTTCCGCATTAGCCATATCAATCGCAACTTTGCGCGCATAAGGCGTATCAAAAGAAGCCCCATTCATAGCATCAGTAAAGCCTATGCGGTTTTCTTCATCACGAGTCTGTTGTTTCTGAACCCTGAGTGCGGTTTCCTTATCTCGCACCCTTTTGTTCGCCGCATCAAGCTCCGCATCGTTTTCGTACATTCCGTCGACAAAAAGCAACTTGCGAACATCTAAGCCATCAGAATTAGCGGCGGCGGTTGCCAGCTTGTTTTCCAAATTCGATTGATACGCTTTCTTCGCCGCTTCAAAATCTTTGTCGGAAACCATTTCCTTAAACTTGCGCTGTTCACCTGTGAGCATATCAGGGAAACGCATATACCCTTGCAACAAACCTTTCATATCAGACAGATTGTCGGCGTTATTTAAAACCCAACCCTTTACGCCAGAAAGCGTCTGATTGTTTATGTTCATCGCGATTTGTTCGTCGGGCATATTCGCTTCTCTGTACGCAAGGCTCATTGCGTTCGCCGCAGCGCCTATTCCATACAACGGAATTTCGCCGGTACTAATCTGACGTACATACGTTTCAGACGCAAGCTTATTGCGTTCTGCTGTCTGCTTTGCAATCAAAGCAACATTGCTTATTTGTACCGTTTCATAATTCGAGCGGACCGTATCAAACGTAATGCCTTTTGCTTTTTCCCGCAATTCCTGAGGAAGCGACGCACTAAGACCAAAAGCCTTATACTGCTTTGCATCGAAAGCCTGCTCCAACGCTCTGTTTCCAAGCAATACGACTTCGTTAGGGTCTAATTTTCTGCCATCGTTCTTCGCTCTAAGGTCTGACATCTGCATAGACAAAACAGCTTGATACTCTTTCAGCTGCGAAGACCAAACCTCTTTCTGTGCATCTTCCGCCGCTTTCAGCTTTGCAACTCTTTGCTTTTCATCTTCCGCCGCTTTGACTTCCTGTTCTTTGTCGAGCGTCTTCCCGAACATATTTAATCCTGCGCCAAGAGTGTCGATTGCATCGGCGAACGGATTGTTTATTTTGCTTCCGACGGCGTCAAGGCTATCTGGAGTGTTGCGTCCAAGAGATATTGAAGACGGTGTGTGTGTTTCGGGGATCTTAACCATTGCTTTTATCCGTTAAAATGCTGATATTGACCATATGCGCCAAGCGCGCCAGCAGTCGTATTTAATGCACCTGCGATTGTTCCGTAAGTGCGTGAAATACGAGCCTGTTTACGAGCGACACTTGCTTTTGTTTCATCAAGCTTCGACTGAATGCCGAGCATAGCTTGCTGATGCTTGTTTTGAATTTGTTGCATCTCACGCTGAGCATCAAGCCCCGCAATCATATCATTCGCCAGTCTGTCTGTTTCGCTTTCCATATCGACAAACGAACCGCTCCCGACCTCAAAGCCAGATTTAGACATACTCTCGCGAATCTTGCCCTTGCTTTGCGCCGTCTGTCTGCGCAAGGTATTCATCTTTTGCTGATACTCGTTTTGAATGAACTCAACATTCATCGACAGGCGTTCCTGATTGACTTTGTTCATCGACGCGGAAAGTTCGCTTTTACTCGCTTCCGACATATAATTGCCATACATCGTAATAGCGTTCGTCATCTGCGTAACGCCATTCAAGCCAATCTGAAACCAGTCCATATAAGATGTCGAATCATAAAACGACTTAGATTTATTACCTTGTACAGCCATATTACCCCCGCGACATCAAATTAAACACCCTGTTTTCTACGCCCGTCTTGATTTCCTTGATGAAAGAAAACCCGACGGATTTAAGGATATTATACAGTTTTTTGTTGCCGTTGTAAATGATTGCTTCAATCTTGCCGTCAGGGAACTGATGCACCAAAGACTTTTCAAAGTATTCTCTATGTTCTTCCGCTTTCGGCGTAAGCAAGGAATACATATTATACCCGTTGTCCGTCTGGACGAACCAGAAACAGGCATACGGAGTTTTGTCGGAAAAAACAATCACGCTCTTCGCTTCTTCGTCCAAACGCTCAAAGACGGCATCTGAAAACTCTCCGAACATCGCTTTGATGTCAAGCAAGCTCTGAATTTCTGCGTGCTTCATCAGCAAACGAATCGTTTTAGTTTTTGCTTCCATAATCAATCTCCAACGTAATGTTTTGAATAAAGCAGGGCAGGGGATAATTCTGCGCGATAAAGAACGACGCGTCAATATCCCAGTTCGAGCTTGCAGAAAGGTTAAATTTCCCCGTTTCGAGCGGGATTGTTTCGGCAAACGTATTTTCCGCGTACGGCTTGATTTCCGTCATATCGTCTTCCGACGTTCCCCAAGCAAAACCGCGCGTCTTGTAGCACATCAGAGTCGCATTGCAAATCTTACGCGCGATACCGATTGTCGAGTTCGATTGCGCATCAACCATTTCAAACGGAATCGTCTGAATAATTCCGCGATACGGCAAGCCTATTACAACGCGCCGATTGATTTCAACAGACGACGGGATTGTTACCGAACCATTCTCATCGACAAGCAAATCCTCAATGACATCTTTACCACATACAGCATAGACGACTTGTCCTTTGAGCCAAGTAAGCCCAGTTATAGTGTGGGACGTGCAGTTCGGAATAATTTTACTGCTATGCAAATAGCACCCGTCATCAACATCTTCGCTCGCCGCAATCTGCGGCAAAAACACTTCGATAAAGCTTCCGTTCTTACGGGATACTTTCACATACACTTTATCATTTACCTGCGACGGCAAACAACACACGTCCTTATACCGCCCATTTGTGGTCAGCTCACTCCAAGCGTAGATATTTTCTTCTCGCAAATATGTCAAAGACATCATCTCGCCGTCTTCACGAACGACAAAATAAATCGGGAAAGGATTAGTGCGGAAAGATTGCGCGACGAACTTATACCCGTCAAACAATTCGCGCGCCAGAATATCCAAGTTCTGTCCGACATATCCGTTTAACTCATACGAGTACACAAAGTTGGAAATTGTGTTCAGCGACGCATCAACATAAAGAATCGACTTCTTTGTCGCCGACGGGGATAAGTCGGAAATGGAAGAATAGGATTCAATCGTCGCCGTCATCGCTGATGCGGACGTGCCGTCAACTCGCCAGATTTTACCTGTCGAAAAGATAACCAGACTGTCCAGAGGAATCATCGACTCGATAGCGTCCATAGTGCCAGACGCCAACGTAAGATTAAACGCTTCCGACGACGCAAGATTGACCGTCTTCGTAAAGTCGTCAAATCGTCCGATATTGCTTCCCCAGATGTCGTTCGGATACGTCTTCGTCCCGCCGAAAATCAAACGCTGGTTAAAAAACGCAACAGCGCGGGGATACTCTGAATCAAAATCAGTAAAGGGAATCTTAATCGACTTTGTCGTGTCCAACGTCAACCCGCTGTCCGTGAACGACGCTTCCGTCTGTCCATTCGTCAGAGGTATTTTCTGTACGAAATAAAACTCGCCGCCCTGTACTCGGTAGAAATAGGCGTATGTGATATTCGCCGTAATGCCTTTAAGCGTCGCTTTAACTGTAATCGGCTGTTGCGACAAAGAAATGTCGTTCGTTAGATACGCCGATTTGACCGCAAGCGTTTCGTTTCCGTCATCGTCGGCAACAGATACGGCATACTGCCATTTGTCGTAATTAACCGCCGTGGAAGCAGAGCTATGTTGACCAGACGTCAACGTGATGCCGCTGATATACGTTCCTGAAAGCAAGGACCCGTTAAACGTCATATCCGTCAACGTCCAAGCCCCTGTCGCGCCGTGAATAAGAACGGCGGGCTTGTGGTTTTCGTGCGTCAGATACAGTCTGTTCTGAAACTGCGCGTATTTAATGCTTTGGATTTCCGCCGCCGTGTACGTCGTCGCAATTTCCGCTTTTACGCCAGTATCATCAATGACTCTGATTTTTTTGTCTGAAAACTCCAAGCAATATGAAACCAACTTGCTTTCAGAAAAAGGAATCAACCTTGAATCGGCAACCGCATTGCAAACATACTTCGTACCAGCGGCAAACTGAACTCCGCCGACAGGACGGACAATGAAGTTTTCGCATTGACGCAATCCGCTTTGAAGCTTCTCATAATCAACGCGTCCCATCATTTCTGTGGAAATAATGCCGCCAACAAACGAACTTTGAGTTTTGTTAATCGTCATTAGCCCCTCACATCGACATAATAATTCACGTCGGAATCGTAAATGCGGTTATTTGCAACTGTCGCATTAATCGCGCCGCATTCGTAAAACGCCTGTTGTTTTTCATTGTTCAGTCTGTTCTTTATGTCATTACTTGCGCCAGAAAGCTTCGCAAACTTCGCCGCCAGACTTAAATAGAAATAATGGCAGAAAGCGGGCGGCAACAGTTCGTCTTTGACATCAACGATGCACAACGCAATCGGCTGTTCAGCATCGCAACAGATAATCTTCGACGAACCGTTCTCCGTCGTCGCTTCCACCATATCCAAAATAGGCTCGTTAGCCTTTACCGCGTTGTCGTCCGCAAACACAGACAAAACGCGCAAAGCTTGCGACGGGTAGGAAAACGTATTGGAATAAGGCGAACTATCCGTCTTTTCAATAGGCGACAATGCGACGTATTTTGTCGCAAACGTCCATTCTCCCGCCGTCAAGCATTCCTCTTTTGTCGGGGCATAAATACGGCGCATACGCCCTGCTTCGATACTGCTGTCAGTTTCGACGCTCGTGATTGTCTTATCGACTTCGGCTTCCAACAAAGCCTGATTGCATATCGCCGTCTTATCCATTTTTTAACCCTCGACTTTTTCTTTCTTCGCGTCTTTTTTACGCAATTCTTTCAGTTCCGCTTTCAAGCGAGCGTTTTCGCCAGCAACTTCGCGGGTGATGTCTTCAACCTGTTGTTTGCTGAACTGTTCCTGCTTGCGGTCGAGATTGACCGTAACGCGGCGGACGCTGTCCAGATAATCCTTTTCGTTGACAAAACGTCCTTCCATTCGGGCAATCAGTTCAGGGTCTTCAACGTCCAAACGTTCACCCTCTTTATACAAACGGTGATTAAAAAACGCGCTGTCAACAACGCAAACAAATCCTGCCATTTTTAATTCTCCTCAGAAAAAAAACGAGGGCAGAGTATTTAGCTCCGCCCTCTGTCTGATTACGCTTCGGGCTGACCGACGAACACAGTGGCTTTACCCGCCGTGCCGCCAGTAACAGTGAAGACACCTTTGACGTAACGCTTCGTTTTCGGCAGTTTGATCGTGAAGATTTTGCCTTTCGCAGCGGTAGTCAGGGTAACGGTCGTGCCAGCGACATCGGCAAACGACGCGTTGTCGGCAGAATCCTGCAACTTAAACGTCGCAGACGTACCGGCAACAGCGGTCGTGATGATGATGTTCACATAACCCGCACCGTGGTAGTTGTTCGACAGTTCACGTTCACCGCCGAAATCCAGCGTGTTCGTCGTGTCTGCCGTCGCCGAGATAGACTGATTGTCGCTCAACAGCAATTTTGCATCAATGATAGACATTTTGTTCTCCTATGGTTTTTGAGAGAGCGGGGGTTTTTACGCCCCCGTATTTTGGTTAAGACACGACGTCTTCGTTCTCGGAAATCGTTTCGTCCAAACGAATCGGCATACCGCGAATGGACGGAACAACGCCGCCGAAAACTTCACGCTGAGTGTAATACACGTTGTCTTTGGCGTTAGCGCGCATTTCGATTTCAGCCATCAGATTGCGCGAAACGTAAGCAACGGCTTTGCTCCGCAGATTGGCGGGCAAGCGGTTCAGCAACAGGATAACGTCGTTTTCGTCAAACGAGGTCGCCGACGGATTGGAAACGTCAATGTTGCAGATACGAGCGACGGCTTTTTCGTTCGCCAAGCACAAACCGCCAGAGATTTGAACCTGATGTTCGTAAGCGTCGTACGCTTTGCCAGCTTCGTCTTCGACACGGACTTTACCGTAATCGGTAAATTCAATGCCGGCTTTCGAGCCGCGAGGATAAGCCATATACGCGCCGTTCACCAAATCCCAACAAACAATGTACATAGACGTGTTGTTCGTCGCGGACGTGTGTCCCGCGTTAATGACCAGATTGCCAACTTTGCCCGTCATCGACGCCAAACCGTCAAAGGTTTCGGGGTCGGCTTTGGAATCGGCATAAATCATATCGTTGGCAAAATCCTGACCGATACCCATCGTGGATTTCTTGATGTAGCCCATCAATGTTTCCTGCGGGTTCGGGCTTTTGTCAACGACGCGCACGTCCACCTTGGGACGATTCGCGCGACCGGACAAACGGGTGAAGTGTTGCGAGTTGTAACCCAAGTCGCCGCCGACACCTTTGTTCAGCCGAATGTGTTCAGACGTCGGCAATTTCGCCGTGCGCGCATAGCGGTGCATCAGCGTGTCATTCGCTTCCGTCCAGACTGCGTCCTGAAAAATGGGAATTTCTTTGTACAGAGTTTCCGCTACTGCCAAGAGATTGCCGTCAGGACCGATTGAATTGGCAATATCCAAGATAGTGCCAGCTTTTGCTTCAATGGTAGACATTTTGTTCTCCTATCTATTTACCAAATGATTTGCTTAAATTGAAAATCGGATTGCCGAACTTGTCGTGGTTCAGTTTCGGCTGAGAGCCATTGTTCCCTGCCAAGACTTTCGCTTCCTGCAAGTCCTTTCCGATTCGCCAGAACATTTTAACAATGTCGGGATTTCGATTGAAACCCGTCTTTTGCAACCAGTTCGTCAACGATTCTCCGCCGTATCTGTCCAAAGCCTTTTGAGCAATGTCGATATTCGCATTGTAATCCTTGCCGAACTCTTCATCGGCTTCCAAAGACTTGTCCCACCGTTCCAGCATCTGATTAGTGGCATCGTCTTCCAATCGCGCTCTCTCAACGTCCATTGCTTTCAGAAAGTCAACGACTTTGCCAGCCTGTTCTTTCGTCTTTACGCCAAACGTCTTGAAAACTTCCAAGGAATTCGTTTTCTCTTCGTCCGTCATTCCGAACTCGGCATCAAAATCAAACGATGCCAAATCGTCAACGGTTCCCTTATCTTCGCCTTTGCCGCCCACATCAGAGTCAGGCGCAGTTTCCTGCTGTTTCGGCGCATCGCCTTTCGGCGTTTCGTCTGTCGCAGGTACAGAATCGCTTGCCGGTGTCGTGTCGGTAGTAGACGTAGATTCGGTTTCAGTTCCAGTAGCAGGAACATTATTCCCAGTTTCTTCACTCATTCGAGCTTCTCCCGTTATTTTCCAATTCAACATCTTTCAAGAATAACTTAAAAGATTTAGGACTATCATAAATTAAATACGCAACTAAATCAAGGGGTAATTTATGTAATCCCCTGTCGTATTCGCTCTCATTGCGGTAGCCGCGCGGAATATCGACTGCTATATCGACTCCGCACGACTCCTGTACTAACTCCCGAATGAACTTACGAACTTCGGGCATAGCAAGACAATGTTCTGCGTTTAATGTGTCCATACTCACCCCATTATGGCTTTCTGCGCTTGCGCGTAGTCCTTAACCGCGCCCGCCTGAACCTGCGCCTGTTGCATCGCCAACTGCTGTTGTTCGAGCTGTGCTTGCGCTTCCGCTTCTTCCTGCTGTTGCTGTTGCACCGCTTCATTGTCTTTAATAAGGTTGAAGTCAATGTTAAGGCGGTCAGCATAGTAATCGGCAATCGCCAATACATCGGGCTTCCGAGCAACTTCGGGGTTAATCGTCGCAACCTGCGAAACAAACTGCAACCAGCGATCAATGTTTTGCAAATCGCCGATTTCCTGCGTGGACGACAAAACCGACTGATACTCGATACTCATATCCTTGCCGCGCATAGACGGCGGGACTTCACCAAGCGCGCCTTGCTCCAACAAAATAAGGAACGTGTTTTCAATCAGCGGCTTCAACGTTTCACGCTGGAATCTTTCGACAACCGCCCCTAACGCTTCTTTTTCCTTAACGATAGCCGCCGCTTCCGTCGCCGACATCGTCTTGTCTTTATTCAGAATCGCCAAGAACAGGTCGTTGTACGTCATTCTGTAAATGCGGTCGTTAATGCGCTGGATATTTTCCAATGCTTCCCGCGTTTCATAATTAACGTTAAACAACGGCGTCAGTCCGTTCGGGTCGTTCGTGTACGTTACGGATTCCGCCGACGTGTCAATGACGACTTTCTTCAAATCGACAGAGCCTTTCAAGGGCGGAGAAATTTTCTTCTTCGACGCTTTCGCCAAGTCCTTTTCATAGGCTTGCAGACTCTTAACATCGCCAAGCACCCGCCGTCCGATACCGAAACCATACGGGTTTTTCCCGTATCTGTCCCAGCGGCACGTTACAAAAGGAAAACGCTTCGTCGTCTTGTATTCCAAGAATCCGTCTTCCTCTTTCGCTTCCTCACAGAAATATGCAGAGATATATTCCTTGTTGAACGGGTTTTTCGGATTATACCGCGGATTCTGCTCAACAGCGTGGATTACCGTAAATTCCGTGTCGAACTTTTCTCCGTCCAACGCTTTCTTTACAGCGTCGGGACACTTATCGTATCCGAATTGCGCTTGCAGGTTAAACGCGCTCATAGCGAATCTGCGGTAGATGCAGTTCGGAACGCCGCGATAATCTTCCGCAAGCCAGAACTCGCCAATCGTCGACGGAACTAAATCAACACCTAATTCCAAGTCTTCGTTGATGCCCATAGCGGCGCATCCGTACAACGGGGCTTCGTAAAACATATTCATCAGGTGGTCATATACGCCCGCCTTGCTGAATACCCGCAACATCTTGTCTTCCGCCTGTTTCAAAAACGCTTGCTCTTCCCAAGTCTGTTCGGGAACGCGCAAACGAAACCAGTGCAGACGCGACGGCGTTAGGTTCATCACCAACGCAACCGCCAGCTGGTAAAAGTAAAACGACGGCAAAGTGTTGACGTTTTGTTTGTAAAACGCGTCTTTCTTCATCGCCGAAGTCGACGTCGGGTCATCAAAACACCCCGTATCGGGCGCAAGATACGACCGAATCTCTTTCCACTCCGGTTCCAACAGCGAGCGCGTTTCTTTCAACGCGCTCAGCCGTTGAGTGAAGTGCTTTCTCTTTGTCAGGTAATTATCCGAGTTTGCCATCGCCAGTCGTCCCTAATCCCCAGCCGGAACCAGTCGCTTGATACGCCGCCGCCTGTTGCTGGTACAGCGACTTCTTCTTCTTTTTCGACGCGTCTGTTCCTGCCGCCATACTTTCCTGTTCGGCAATCAATGCGCGCTTCTGCGCCATAGCTTCTTCATTAGCTTCCTGCCGTGCTTCCGCCGCCGCTTCCTGATTCGCCGCAAACTCTCTTTTCTGTTGCTTTAACTGCTTGTTCCCCTGAATCGTCGACATAACAGCAGAACCAGCCATCGCAATTAAAGCCGCAATGCTAAACGGGTCCATCACTTACCTCCGCCTAATTTCTTCTTTTTCTTCAATTCTTCGGCGTCAACATATCCGCCAAGCGAACCGCCGGCAGATAAGTAGGAATCCGTTATCGGACGAGCCTTTTCGCTTTCCTGTTCGCCAATCATCGCTTTCTTTTTCGCCATAGCTTGCGCCAAAGCCGCTTCCTCATCGACCTTTCGCTGATACGCCGCCGCTTCCGCATTCTGACGCGCGGCTTTCTGTAATTGACGATACTGTCTCTCTCCCGTCGGCGTGCTTCGCACTACCTCGACCATCAAGCCTTTTCCTACGTCTTTCGCGCTTTCTCCGCCAACAACGTTAAACGAATCGCCGACCAGATTCGTCGGTATCGTCACAGACCTTGCCGCCGCGTTAATCACATCACCGACAAACGTGCCGTCCATTCCCGTGCGCCGAACAACGCTTTCCGCTCCTCGCGTTACAGCTTTTGTCGCCGATTTCGCCGCTTTTTCAATAGGCTTCGTGACTGCTCCGACTGTCTTTTTCCAAGCCTTTTTCCAAGATTTACCCCAGCCCATAATCCAATGCTCCCTCAAATCTGAAAAGAGCTTGCCCGCCGCCCATCTCTTTTACTTTTCTCAACATTACCGCGCGCGGGAACGCTATACTTTCCTCGGTCTTTATCTCGACAAACACACGATAACCATCGGTTTCAAAGGCATACGTCGCAAAGTATTTTAAACGCTCATCTGCCGTGTCAATGCCATACGATAAATCATACAGCTTCATTACGGCGTCATCGTCAAAATCAATCATCGTATACCCTCGTGTTGTCAACCACAGACCTGCTCTGATAGCCTATATCAAACATAGCTTCCCGCTCACTTACCGCGTATCTTAGCATAATAATAGCATACCTCGTCGCATCAAGCAAGTGGTCCTTTTCCTTTATAGGCTTTCCGTCTTCGCCGTATCTGTACGTCTGCTTCTCCTTAAACCACTCGCTTAAATGCTTCGCGACTTTCAAACGTCCCTCCAACATTCTTTGCCGCATCTCGCAGATACCTACCTCGACTTTCGTACTACCCTCTACCGTCTTCGCGTTCGTCGGTGTCAGCGTTACGCCCTCGTCTTCGTACATCTGCTTATACCGATAGCCCTCAGTCTGTTTAAGCTTATCGTTGCTCACGCTTATACCGCTATCGCGCATCAAGTCGTGCGGATACGAAATAGGTATCCAAGCACCCCGCCGCCGCATCAACGACGCGTTTTCCGCGACACTCTTCCTTATCGTCTCAATGCAGTCGTACACATACACCGTATCCGTCATCGGGTCGCGCGCGCACCATACTACCGCCGTCGGGTGGTCGCCACGCCCAAAGTCAAGCCCGCCTATCCGCTCCCACGTTTCAGGAACTTTACCCTCATAATCAAACCATATGTCCTTGTCGTCAACGGGAAACACTACGCCGCTTCCCATCGTCGGTATCCCGTTCATACGCGCCTGTCTTTCCGATTCACTCAGTCCCGCATACTTGCTTTCCAATTTCCGTAATTTCTCAGGACTGTAATGCAACGCTTCATACGCGCTCAAACACACCAGAAACTTATCGGGGTTGTCGTGCGCCCAGAACTCCTGAACCAACGGCGTCATTCCGCTCAACGGCGTGAACGCCATATACAAAAATCCGCCCGTCGCACCAAGTCGCGCCCGAATTTCACCCATAATGTCGCTCGGCGGCTCTTCGTCGCAATAGCACGCATCTACCGTCGCCGACTGCAAATTACCGCGCCCCTGTTCATACGACCTGAACTGCAACTTAGCCTTGCACCCGCTCTTGTGCCGTATGTATATCGTATCAACCAAGCCCGTAACTCCGCGCGCCATAATCACGGACTCCCTGTCTATCAAGTCCGTGTGTATGCAACCGTCCGCGAACTCTTTCGCCGCCGTTCCAACCAGTTTCGCTTGCAGAGAGTCGCGAACCGTCTTCGTATCCGTCCCGATTACCCAGCAACTTATCTCTTTCTCCACGCTCGTAACGTTCGTTCTCGGCTCTATTTTATGCCCCTTAAACCACGCGGGATAATTCCCCGTGAGGTGAAATGCCATCTCCATACAGCCCGCTATCGTCTTACCACAGTTATGCGTCGCGACATAATCGTCAATGATAAACGTGTGTGTTTCGCTCTTAACTCGATAGCATCTCTGAACTTCCTCTCCGACGTACTCTATCCGCTTAATCGTCTTCGTGCGGTAATCCAGCTTGTCCTCGTATCGCCACTCGTGCGCCGCCTTTATCTTATTCGGCTTAAACGGACATCTTCCTCGTATGTTATAGCTCACATATTTTCCACGCTCCCTACGCGCGCACCTTACCTTGCACCCCAATCCGCGCATCAAATCGCACACGTCCGCAGCTAATCGTTCGCTTGCAGTGTAATAGCAGACTCGCCCCTCTTTATCGATGTGTCCGTCGCTATCTATCAAACCTGACAGCAACTCCTTCCTCTGCGCTATACTACCTCGCAGATATTCTTCGGGAATATATTTGTTCTTTGCTCCCTTTATTCCTGACAGCGCGTCAGTATAACGACCATAGCTCATAACTCTAAACGTCTGTGTCCGCTCGTTATACGTCCCTACTTCGATAAACTTTTTAAGCTCTTCGTAAATATCACGACTGTCGCTCAGCATAACTTCACCTTTGCCGCGCACCCAACCGTTCCCAAGATACAGCCCCATAATGTACGGCGGTACGATGTACTCCCGCTCCGCATACTCTATCGCCGAACTCAACGGTATCGCTCTTCGTCCAACTATCTTCGTAAGCTCCAACGTACTCCGAACCGTCTCCCGTCCTCGCCCGTCAATAACCAACCACTGATGGTCGTCGCTACTGTCCGCCGTCGTCCCGTCGTTAAACTCCATTCGATACATAGGCGCCACCGACGCTTCCGTTATCGCTTCAATCTCCGTTACCTCGCCCTTGTGCGTGAATACCTTGTCGCCTACACGCAACTCTCCGCTCACGCGCCAACCATCGGGCGTCAGGATCTTCGTCCTCAATGGTATCCGCTGATTCCCACCGCTTAAAATTCGCTCGTCCGCCAAACTGTTGTGAAACTCCAACTGCTTCGGATACGGCTTGTACGTCAGAAACCTCTTCCGCTCCTCGCCCTTCACCGCTACCAACAGCGCATTCAAGTCAAAACCGTCGACCGCCGCAAGCTTCCTTACGCTATCACCGTCCTTTAACCGCTCCGCTATCCGCTCCTCTTCACTCATTGCTTACCTCTTTCGCTACTCCCTCTATCACTTCCCGCATCTCTATCAGGTCCGCGTCCTTTATCTTCCTCAGCACCTCTATCGTCCTATCCACTCCGGCACTGAACCCCGCGTTCCTCATCTCCCTCTTTACACTCCGACTCTCTATCCGCGCACTCTCCGCGTCCGCTATCTTGTGAAGCTTCTGCCAATACCCAAATACCCGCGCTTCCGCAGCGTCACCTTCGCCGCTCCTCGCTATCCCCTCCATCTCATCTACATACCCGTTTTTCAGCAGCTCTCTCTCCGTCAGCTCTATCTCGTCCCGAACCGCTCCGTCCAGCCGCCCGTAATACAGCTTCCAATACCCCCAGCTCGGTATCTTTCCCCACAGCCGCTTGTCAAAATACCTCATCTCCCCAGCACTCATCGCCGCGCTGTCTTCCATCAGCATCTCTCGTATGCTCTTCTTGTGCTTCCATACGCACCTGTACAGATAATCCAATACCACCGCGCGCTCTTCTTCCCCGCCCGCAGGTATTAAACACATCCCGTTTACCGCTATTCCTTCTACCGCCGCTATCGCATTTTCGCTCGCAGGTATTGTGGTTATTCCTTTTCCTTGCTCCATTCTTTGCTCCGCTCCTTGTTCCGCGCCACGTCTTCGTTAACGATTACCCCACATAATACACTCCCCACGCCCCAAAATCAATATCACGTTTTTTTTTCCAGAGTGTCGAAGGGACACCTCTACCCTCAAGCCCGCGCCCCCTTTCCGAGCCCCACCCCCTCCTTGCGCTGGAAAAAAAATAATTTGCGCGCTGATGCGCAACTGACGCGCGACGACCACGAACACCGGCGGCGGCGATTCCGCGCTAAACGTCTTAATCCAGTACCGCGCGACCTAACGCGCGCCCGCATTACCGCGCGCCACTGTTCAGGCGAAACCTACCGCGCGCACCAAACAACGCACAACTAAAAGACGCACCTAAAACGCCAGTATTTCCGCCATTTTTATAAATCGTTAAAACAATCACGATTGCCCATCATCCGCATTTTGATTTTTTGAACTTTTACTGTCTGCTGAACACTAAGCGTTTCTGCCGTTTCAACTAAAAATATACTACCCGCAATGGTTATCAACTTTCCCTTGTGAATGATATTAAACCTTTGAAAACATTAAATAAACGCCTAAATTAATATTTGCAAGTCAAAGACAATTTCCTTAAAATCAAAAACTTAAGTACTTGAAAACATTCATTTTTAAGGAAATTGACTCGCTCTCCCAGAAATATAACCCCCTATGAAATACATATGCATTTTATAACACCCTGGTATATAGCAAAATTTGCATATATCTCGTAGGGGCTATATTTCCGGAAACCCGTTTTAGACAAAAAAATTAACATATTGATTTTATTATAAAAAAGGCAAAATAAAAAACAGACTATATAGGGACAATTTTCTTAGTATGCAATGTTTTCAATAACTTACACGAGTTCAAAAAATCAAAATGGGAACGCAAAAAAAGCCGAAAACGAGTAGTAAAAGTTCAAAAGTTCAATTTACGGCTATTCCGTCCACGTTTTGTCCATAAAAACGAGTAGTAAAAGTTCAAAAGTTCAAAAAAAAAAGAGCAAAAAAAAGCAGATTTTAGCGAAAACATAAGGAAATCAATAACTTAAGCCGATATAAAAAGTAAAGAAAACGCTTGACAATACCAAAGAAAGGCGCTATTATGGGCATATCAGACGAGGACGAGGGCTTTAAATAGCCTGTAAGCAAAAAAGGAGAAAAAACTATGATTAAAGGAAACACGAAAAGAGCGCGCGAAAATGCAAAAACGCTGATAGACTCTATGATTGATTTTACCGGATACGACATCCAAACAACGAACAAGTACGCGGCTGTCCGCGAGATATGCGCCCGCGAAATTAGGCGAGAATGGTCGTTTGACGCGTTCAAGGACTGGTGCGAAGGTTTGCCATCGGCGTTTGATTCGGCTGAATTTCTGTACAATGGGACGCCGTGGGACTGGCTGGCGCGCATTTATGAAACAAGCGAAGAAGAGCTTGACAGTTTGATTAAGCGCACGCCGTACGCCGTCGCTGAAGATCGTTGCTTAGCGTGGGCGTTTAAGGTATTGAGCGAGTAAGGCACGAACGGCAAAGGCTATCGGTTTAAATGGAGAAAAAACGATGAAGGACTTAATAACGCCCGCGGTGTTGGGCTTGGTGTTGGCATTCGGCGCGATTTTTGGCGTCGATGCCGAGGTTGCGCGACAAGACCGCGCGGAAGGTCGCGAGGTTACGGGCTGTTTGTTCGCGGTTAATTGCTGGAAGGCGCGATAATGGCAGGCGAAAAGAGAGTTCGCGCCTATTTAAATGGCGCGTTTGATGGAGCTTTCGAGGACATTACAGGCGCCTGTTTAAAGTACGGGCTGAAGCGCCAGCGCGTCCTCAGGATACTCAACGAATCGGGAGTCTTCACGCGCGGAACGCGGCTCGAAATCGTGTTTCGTGGCACGCCGGCGGGAGTGTTTGAGGAGAAGCTCAGACTATTAACGACGCTTGCGCGCAGCACGGAGGGCGCGCGGGCGGTAATTGACGAAACAATCCGGCGTTTGATGGCGATTCGCTCCGGCGAGTCGCTGGACTGGAACGCGGAGAAGAAAGGGCAAAAAAAATGAATAAAGAACTGGAAAAAGAAATCAAACGAGTAAATGCAAGTTTTAAATACTTTTGCATACAAGCAGACCGCGCAAAGACTGCAAAGACGCTTGAAAAATGGATTCGGTTTATGAAAAAAAACCGCGCTTATTATGAAAAACTGGTCGAAGGGATTTAAAAAATGATTGAAAGAATTAAAAATATGACGAATGCGGACTATCACGCGCGGAAAGAGGTAAGCTCCTCTGTTCTGAAAGCCGCCCTTAAATCGCCGGCGCATTTGGCGCGGTGTTTAGCGGGCAAAGGCGCGAAGTCCGCCGCTATGACGCTGGGGACGGCGGTTCATGCGTGGTATTTGGAAAGGGAACGGTTCAAAGCGGAGTACGCGGAGGAAACAGAACGTTATCAGCGCGCATACGGCGCGCATAAAGCCGGCGACCCAAAAACGGACGAAGACGGCGAGCCTTTAACAGCGTTGACGTGTCCGGACGGGTCGGTGATTAAAGGCGAAAACTGGAAGAAGTTCCGCGCGATGACCGAAGCTTTAAGCGCGAGTAAAGAGGCAAGCGCGCTTTTAGACGGCGGACAGGTTGAAGTGTCTTTCATTGGCGACGGCGAGAGAGTCCGCCCCGACTTAATCACGTCCGACGGCTGGCTCGTGGATTTAAAGACGGTCGGCGGTTCGTCGGACTTGCCCTTGACGCCGGAAAATTTCGCGCGGGAATTCTGGAATAACGGGTATGACGTGCAGATGTATATGTACGACAAGCTTGTACGGGCGGCGGGTTTAGACATTAAGGGATTTATTTTCCTTTGCGTTGACGCTAAAATTCCGTCGGGCGTGCGGTTGTTCGTGTTTGAACGGTCGTCCGACTGGTGGGGATACGGCGAACAAAGATACAAGCGCGCTTGGGAGGTTTTGCGCAAGTATCGCGAAACGGGCGAAGCGGTGAAATATACCGAAGCGATGGTTTTTGACTTGCCCGTACCGTTTGCGGCAGTCGGGGAACTTGGAAATGGGTAGACGAGACTTAAAAAAATACCTCAATGAGGACGGCGTGCCTTGGCTTACGATTGCGGAAGCGAAAGGAATCAGCGAATACCGATTCCGAAAGCGGCTTGAAGAGGGATATAGCCCCGAAGAAGCGGCGGACTTGGCTAACCTGACTTTGAGCCAAAGAAAAGCGAATATGTTAAAAACGGCGATAGAGGAGAACGAAAACAATGACTGAACAAAATTTTATCCAAAAAATGAGCAACAAAGCGTATTATTCAGGTCGCGCATGGGCTTACGATTACGCGCTGTTTCTGCTGGACCTGTACGGGGACGACTTGGAAAGAGTCAAGGCGGAATTGCAAGTAAAAATGAAAGAAGCAGATGAAAGGAAAAAACAATGCCTTTTTTAATCGAAAAAGCAGACAGGGCTAAAAGCAAGGTTTGCGTCGCCTTGGCGGGAGATAGCGGCAGCGGTAAAACGTTGTCGTCTATCCGCCTTGCGCGCGGTCTGGTAGGGGAAAAGGGACGTATCGGCTACATTGACACCGAACAGCATCGAGCGTCGCTGTATGCCGGTTATTATGGTGGATTCGACGTAATCAATCTCGAACCGCCATTTTCTCCTGAACGCTACGAGGAAGCGGTAAGGACGTTTAAGGATGCCGGGTACGATGTCGTCGTTATTGACTCAATGTCGCACGAATGGGAAGGCACTGGCGGCGTTTTGGAAATGGCGGACAGCCAGACGTATAGCAACGGCAAGCCGATGGTAGGGCTGGATAAGTGGTGCAAGCCGAAAATTGCACACCGCAAAATGATGAACTACATTATGAACTGCGGTATGAACGTGATTTTCTGCTACAGAGTCAAGTACAATATGGTTGAGGGAGTCGACGATCGCGGCAAAAAAACGCTGACGAAAGACCCGAATCCGACGATTGTAAGGGAACCTAACGTTAATTACGACATAACGGTCGATTTGACTCTGGACGCGAACAAAATTCCGCATATCAGCGGAAAGTGTCCCGAAGCCTTGGAATGGTTGTTCGGACACGATATGATAACGGAAGAAACGGGCTCGAACATTATCGAGTGGTTGCACTCGGTGCAGCGCGATGCCGATGCCATTGTCGCGGACGGAGCTAAGCAGAAAGACTTGCGCGCTTGGTTTGGGACGCTGAATCCGTTTGAACAATACTTGGCGCGGAAATACAGCGACAAGATTAAGCAGGTGAATACTGCGAAAGAGAAAGCCCCAGCGCCGGTTGAGGAGCTTGCAAAGGAAGAGCCGGCAAAAGAAACTCAATATGAAGAGGTAGAATTATGAGTAATGCACCGATTAAGAACTTTAAAGACGGTTGGTTTTCTGCGGGTGTTTTCCGCGGTGAATATGACGGGAAGCCGTCGTACAACGTGAGCTTGCAAAAAGGCTTTAAGCGCAAAGACAGCGACAAAGTCGAATACCAGTCTATCAGCGTTTTTCCCGAAGATTTGCTGAAGCTGGCGAATCTGTGTGAAATGGCTTATTGGGAAATCCTGCGCCAGAAAGAAAACGATTATCAGGCGAACAAGGGACAGACTCAACAGCCGACCGCGCGATTCGCACCAGAACCGACGCCGACTAACAACGACGAAATCCCGTTCTAAGTCAATAAAAAAGGACGGCGGTTTTAAAGCCGCCGTCCATCAACGAGAAAAAGGATAAAAACAGATGTATGATAAGTCTTTTTTTGCCGAAGGGCAAGTATTTTTAAACGAAAGCGAAAAAATAGTCATCACCAGAGTCGATAGGTTTGACGACGAAGACGTGACGTTTTCAGGCGTCTGTGAAGACGGCACGGTTTTCGATGCGCAACCCGTCGAAATTCTGAACGAATGCGAATGCGTATATGCAAAGGGACGTCCTTTCTTGGATGCGATGCTGGATTTGCGAAAGAAACACCTCAAAAGCGAAGAGGAACGCCGGCAGATTGTCGAACACTTGGGCGGAACAAAGGTATTTTGCGAAGCGACAAACATAACAAAAGGAACGTTGTATAACTGGGTACGCAACGGCAAGGCGACGGCGCGGACGCTGACGAAGATCGAAACGTTGTTAAATAAAGCGGGGCTTAGCCTGTAATGCAGTTAAGACCGTATCAATCGAACATCATCACAAAGACGTACGACGCAATCAGAAACGGGGCGCGACACGTCTTAATCTGCTTGCCTACAGGCGGCGGAAAAACAGCAATCAGCAGCGAAATCGTGCGCCGATGCTTTGAGAAAGGCAATAGGTCGATTTTCTGCGTTCATAGACAGGAGTTAATGGGGCAAACGTTTCAGACGTATTTAAAGAACGGACTTACGCCAGCCCTGATTAAGTCTGGGGCGCGCGAGCATACTGATAACCCCTGCCAGATAGCGATGATTACAACGCTTGTAAATCGCTTGGAGCGGTATCCGAAAGCGGACGTTTTAATAATGGACGAAGCGCATCATCAGGCAAGCAACACTTGGGCAAAGGTAGCGGATTTTTACAAAAACGCCGTGATTATCGGATTATCGGCAACGCCTTGCAGGTTAGACGGAAAGCCTTTGAACAAGTTTTTCGACGTTATGGTCGAGGAAACAACGACGAAGCAGCTGATTAAGGACGGTTATCTTGTACCGTACCAGTATTTTGCGCCGTCGGAAATCGACGAATCGGGGCTTGTCTTGGGAAGCAACGGCGAATACACGCGCGAATCTGTGGAAGCGGTTATTAAAACATCGGTGGTTATCGGGAACAACATTAAGACTTACAAGGAACTTTGCTACGGGAAGCGGAACGTTGTGTTTGCGGTAAATCGAAAGCACGCCGAAGCCGTTTGCGCGGAATACAACAAAGCGGGGATTCCCGCCGAAATGCTGGACGGCACTTGTTCGGACAGGGAACGGAAAGAAACGCTGGCAAGGTTCGGTAAGAATGAAACGAAAGTCCTCGTCAACGTTGATTTATTCGGAGAGGGATTTGATTTACCAGCAATCGAGGTAGTGTCCCTCCTTCGCCCGACGCATTCCACCGCCTTATACCTACAACAGGTCGGGCGCGCGTTAAGGACTTGCCCAGAACTCGGAAAGACACAAGCGATTATCCTTGACCACGTTAATAATTATAAGCGACACGGATTCCCAGACGATGAACGGCAGTGGAGCTTGGACGGAAAGATTCGGACAGCGAAAAGCGAAGAATCGCTTGTTCGGATTAAACGATGCCCTGTTTGCTTTTTTGCGCACCCGCCAGCGCTTGTTTGTCCGAACTGTGGATACGAGTATCATAGCGACGGCAGGACGATTGAAGAAATCAACGGAAAGCTTGTGATGATAGGGTCGAGCGAGTACAAGGACGAAAGAAAAATCGAAGTCATAAAGGCAAAGAGCTTGACAGAGTTAGTTCAAATAGAAAAAGATAGGGGGTACAAAAAATACTGGGCGGAAAAGCAATGGCAGTTAAAAACGGGTGAAAATCTATGGTCTTCCGTTAACGGACTAAAAAAAATAGAGGACGCGCGCGGCTACCGCAAAGGCTGGTGCTGGGCGTATAAAGCAAGGAGAAAATAAATGGATTTGGACACGGAAACAATCAAAGAGATATGCAACAAGGACGTTTCAATCATCAAAGAACTGTTGCCGTGCGCTACTCGTCGAGGCGTTGAGTTCGTCGCAGGAAGTGTGAGTGGTGATAAAGGCGATTCGTTCAGCTACAATAGCCAGTCTGGACGCTGGGCTGATTTTGCGACGGGAGAAACCGGAACGTCGATTATTGACCTGATTATCGCGCAAAAGCATTGTTCCGTGCGTGAAGCATTTGATTTTTGCCGTGAACGAATCGGGGCGAATCCAGTTATTCCTCCGAAGAAAGAGAAGCCGAAGAAAGAAACAAACACAGCTTTGCCTATCCCTGATGGCGTTTTCCCACAATTCGTATATAAGGACGGCGTATCCCACAGAATATCCCGTTTCTGGTCGTATGTCGGAAAGGACGGCAAAACATACGGATTTGATGCGCGCGTTGATTATCCCGACGGAAGTAAAGACGTTGTTCCATTTATTTGGAACGAAGACGAACACCGTTTGAAGCAAGGAATGTTGCCAGCGCCGCGTATGCTTTGCGGGATTAAAGACATTGACGACTATAAGAGCGTTATGATTGTCGAGGGTTGCAAGACGCGCGATGCTGCGAAAACGTATTTCCCGAATTGGTGCGTACTGACTTGGCAGGGCGGTTGCAAAGCGGTTGCAAAGTCGGATTGGAGCGTCATTAAAGATAAGAATGTCGTAATTGTCCCCGATGCCGATGCAAAAATAGACGCAAAAGGAAAGCTTATCGATTGGTCGAAGCAGTGCGGGTACGAAGCGGCGGTCGCTATCGCTGAAAAACTCTGTAAAGATAATCGCGTCCGAATCGTCGATACTCGATCAAAGGGACAGATTAAGGACGGCTGGGACTTGGCGGACGCATTGGAAGTCGGAGAACCGCAATCCGACGTTGTCGCTTTCGTCAAAGAAAACCTGCGGGAGTTCGTCGGAAAGAAAGAAAAAGAAGAAGACGTCAACGTCGTAATCGAAAAAAAAGAGGAAGACGACGAAGTCACATACGACGATACATATTTCCGTTGTTTAGGTGAACGCGGAAGCTCGACGTTTTTCTTTAAATACGCCAGCGGACAGGTGATTGAGTTCACACCGTCGAAGTACGACAGCAAACATATGGTTTCCCTTGCGCCTTTGTCGTTCTGGGAAGCGTATTTTATGGCGAAAAACGGAGTCGACTGGTTACAGGCGTGCGACTTTTATTCCCGCATTCAGGAAAGAATCGGTTATTTTAACGCGATGAACGTAAGAGGTCGCGGGTGCTGGTTTGACAACGACCATATCGTTTTGCATTTGGGTAAGTCGCTTATCGTGGACGGTATGCCGACGACATTGCGGTCCTTTAAAACGAAAAACATTTACGAACAGCGCGAACCTATTTCTGTAAACACCGAAAACCCGATGCCGGCATTCGCAGCAAAAAAGCTGATTGACGTATGCAAACTCGCCCGCTGGGAAGAAGATTACAGCGGTGAGATTCTTGCGGGCTGGATTTTTTCAGCAATGGTTTGCGGAGCGATGAAGTTCCGTTCCCACCTATACCTTATCGGGCAGTCCGGTTCTGGTAAATCTTGGTTGCAAGACCACCTCATCAAACCGATTATGGGAAAGATGTGCGTCCACGTTTCATCAAAGACGACAGAAGCAGGTGTCCGCGCTTTGCTGAACAACGACATTCTTCCGATTGTCTGCGACGAAAACGAAAAGGAAGACTCGAAAAAGGATTCCGAAACCCTGCAAGCCATTTTTGATTTGGCAAGAAACGCGTCGTCCGAACATTCCGAACCGATTATTAAATCTTCGCCGACCGGTCAGATTAAGGTTTATTACTGCCGTTCGGCGTTCTTGTTTGCGTCCATTAAAACATCAATGGAAAAAGTTGCCGACTTAAACCGTACCGCTTTCATTCGTTTGAAAAACAAACCTGCCGAAGAAGCGACACAGACGGAAAAAGACTTTGACGCAGCGAAGTTTGAAAAACTGCGGACGTCCGTTGAAGCACTTATCGACAACGATTATTGCGAATCTTTATTGGCGCGCGCCGTGAGATTGGCGGGTGTAATGCGCCAAAGCCAGCAGGTCGTTTCGGACGTATCGGCGAAAATATACGGCGATAGACGACAAGGTGATCAAATGGGTATGATTATCGCCGGACTGTGGGGGCTGCAAAGCGATTTTGTTATCGACGAATTAGCGGCGAAACGATATCTGGATATTTTCACGAAGAATAAAGAGCGCGTTTATTCGTCCGAAGACGACAAGCAAGAACAAGGTTGTCTTGATAGCCTTATGCGTATGCCTGTTAAAATTCAATCGCATTCGTATCCGCTTTTACGCGTGTTGTCGTTTGTCCTTGGGTTCGAGGCTATCGAAGAAAACAAAATCGAGGTCGAACGAATCCTTGCTTACGGCGGAATTAAGGTTTCCGACAAGAAGCTATACCTTTCAACAAAGATAACGTCTGAACATTGCGTTTATTTTTCGCAACAAACAATGTACGGAACGAAAGGCTGGATTGACGAACTTATCAGATGCTCACCAAAAGCAAAATTTGAAAACACACGCTTTACAAAGGTTTCGTTCAGTCGCGCGCTCGTTCTGCCGATTGAAGAGATTATCAAAACTGGAAAAGAGGATATGCCGTTATGAAAGAAAAAACGATAGAACGAAAAATAATTCTTGACAGCGCTAAATTAGGTATGATATTGTTCAAGAATGAAGTCGGAATGGCGTACACAAAGAACGGATTTCCTATTCACTTTGGACTCTGCAAAGGGTCGTCCGATTTAATCGGCTGGCGTACAGTAAAGATAACTCCAGATATGGTTGGAAAGGACATTGCGCAGTTTTGCGCCGTTGAAGTGAAAAAGGACAAGAACGGCAGTTATAGAGTGACAGAGGAACAAAAACGCTTTATCGAAGCCGTAAATAAAGCCGGAGGATTTGGAGTCGTAGCCGACTGTATAGAGGACTTAAAAGGAGATAAAGAATGAAACATTTTAAACTTAGAACAGATTTAACGATCGAAATCGGCGGAAAAAAACTGTTCCGCATTGAAGCGACGCGAGATATCGAAAAATTCGGTGTCAAAAAAGGCGAATTAGGCGGCTTTGTTGAAGCCAAAGACAATTTGTCCGGCGACGCGTGGGTATCCGGCAACGCGAAAGTGTACGACAACGCGAAAGTGTACGGCAACGCGAAAGTGTCCGGCAACGCGAAAGTGTCCGGCGACGCGTGGGTGTACGGCAACGCGAAAGTGTCCGGCAACGCGTG